GCGGCGCATCCACCTTGGAACCATTGATAATCTGGAGTTTCACCGATTCTTCAATGAAGATCGGGTAGCCATAGTATTGGAGCTGCCGGGTGTAGATTAGCGATTTACAGGCATCGTAGTCAGCCTTGGATACCGTCCACATCCCCACGGGGAATGCCCGCTTTCTCAACTCCTGCATGGTCTCCGCCGAGTTGAAACCGTCAAAAGTAACGATCGCTATCTCGAATTTCCGCTCTACTTTCAAGTAGAAGATAAATTCCCGAATGGTGCGGATATCGATTTCTGCCGCTGTGACGACTTCGATCTGATCCTGGGTATCGGAGAACCAGCCCTTACGATGGACATCGCCGCGATCGCGGAACATGGCTGCCGTCCACCTAAACGCCACATCAATGACGGGGAGGAATTTGCCAGTGGGAGTTTCTTCTAGGTGCGCGATCGCAAACCCAGCCGCGTCGTTCTTCAGCCCAATATCAACGTGGACATAGTAATCGTAGGGCGTGCCACGCGGGTCTTTCTTACCTTGGAACCATTGAGCGAGTTGAGGGAAGGCAAAGCGATCGAGGATGGGATCTCCATGCTGATCGACTTTGAGGATAGGAGATCGCCCCTTGGTAGACAGCACGGCTAATTGCTCGTCACTATAGTCCCGTCCCAAATGCTTCCGCAGCAGTTCGAGAGGCGCGCCGCTGGCATTGAGGCAGATGAGTTCAGGAGATCGGTAGTAGGCGTCGATCGCGCTGGGTGGTTTGCACTCATACCGACAGGCGCTGCCTTCCGGGTCGCGATCGTAATCGGGCTGGAGGCTTTCACGGGTGACGCGCTCATTTACCTCCCACGTCGCCCGCGTGACCGCATAAATGTCGGGAGCTTTACCAGCCGCCGCCAAGTCGATCAGGCGACACATGTAATCGCCCTTGTGGCGGGGAAAGCTAATCACTAACCCTTTCCATCGGTCTTGGAACCGGGTGCGGGCTGACGACACCAGCAATCTGTGAATATGCTCCGCCTGGTTCATCCGCACCGGACTAGAGAAGGCTGCTATCTCATCCGCACACCAGAGGATCGGGTTCTTCCCTTCCGCTGCATCCGTGGCCGGCAAACTCCACAGGCGAATATTGCCAGGGAAGATGATCGAATCATTGTTAACGAACCCCGCCCCTTCTTTCAGATATCGTTCAGGGTTGATAGACGGGACTAGCTTTGCGATCGCGTCATTGAACCAGCCGCACGCTTTCAGCCGGGCCTTGATTTTGTAAAACAAGACAGTGGTGGCCTGTTCTCGGCTGTACGCCACTGTCAGCACGTCAATGTTTTCGCCGTAGGCCTGCCCCAGGTAAAGCGCAGGGTTCTTCAGGCACAGCAAAACATGCATCGACCAGATCATGACGCAGGAGGTTAGATAATCCTTGCCCGCACCTTTTCCGTGCATGAGCGCCGCCTGCTGTGGCAGTCCAGTGCCCGGTTCAAAGGTTAGCTTTGGATCTGCACCCACGAGCGCGAGAACATCCTCCAGCTGCTTCGCATAGAGGCGAACGCGCAGAAAATCCCACAGGAACTTATCAATAGGCAGAGGGGTGAAAAACGGATCATCCTCATCCCGCCATGGATACCCGTTGTCAGTAGAACTGAACTGTAGTTCCGCAAGCTGATTAATGGCTGCTTGATTTTTCGCCTTGACTAGAACCGAATTGCGCGAGTACCGCATCGGGTGGAACTTTAACCTCTAATCCTGCTTTCTCACACGCCGCGATCGCAGCATTCACGCTCTCATACTCCAACCCGGCGACCATTCGCTCACCTCGGACACAGCGATCGACAATCAACGACACCAGATTCAATTCGGCTGGATTCAGTTTTTGGATCGCATCTAACTGAATTGCCGCCAATGCCTCAGCGGCTAACGGATCGGCGTCAGGGTTCTCGGAGAGACTGCCCGCCCGAAATGCAGGCTCGATCTGCTTCATCAGGAACCGACCGCGCATCATGGCCAACTGCCGACAGACACGGTAAGACTCTAGATGCTCCGACGATGTCACGCTCAGAACATCGCTCAGCTCATCGCTCAGTTTTTCAACCGTCTTTTCCCGCGTCTGGCGAGCCACGTCCGCATGGAATGCAGTACGGTGAATTCTCCATGAATCCGCTTTCGCCCAGCGCCGTAAAGTCGGAGTCGGGCGATCGCTCAGAAGGGATAATTGATCAATAGTGATCTTTTCTCCCTCGACATAGCGCAGTTCACACTGCTCTTTTGACCACGGTTTTGACCACTCGCCCCAGTTTTGTGTCATTTTTTGATCATTTTTTGATCGATGTTGATCATTTTTTGGATGCTTTTGATCACGCCAACTTGCGATCGTCTCGGTGGAATTCCAAAATTTGGAATTCTCAGAAATCGTGCCCGCGCTTGAGGTGTTCCAAGAACTCATCCACGCTGAAGACTTGGGCGCAGGCTTTCAATTCCCACACCTCTTTG